CATCAGTTAATAATGTCCCATATAGAAAGATTTGACAATTTCTCTCTTCAAAAGGTAATGAACGATGACTACATGTTCTAATACCACGACCAATAATTTGTTCAATACGATTTGTATTATACCAAGGATCTAAAATATGAATTTGCCGAATATTTTTGAAATCCAATCCTTCTGAACCAGCCTTTGAAATAATAATTACTTTTATTTTCTCTCCATTTATATTATCTTCATTGGTAGCAAAATTTATTTCTTCAGAATTTTTTGGTGACAAATTAATATCACCTGTTATCATAATATATTTAAATGGCGTCTTTATTTCTGGAGCCGTTTCAAATAAGGACTGCGCCTTCCCCCCATGTCTTGCAAACCCCATTTCTTCCAATGCTAATGCTAACGGTAAACATCCACCGTTAATATATTGAGAATAAATTAAAACGATACCTTTTGATTTTTTAATTGCTTTGCATATTGTACTAATTTTATTGCTATATTTATGAATATGTTCCTGTGAAAAAATTCGTCCGTATTTTTTTAATATTGCTGGTTTATAAGAAAAATTTTTTTTGATACTTTCATCATAATTCATAATTCTATCCAAACCATTTTTTCCAAATAATAATCTTGGATTTTCAAATTTATCAATTGGAAATATAATATTTAATGCTTGTAAGGGGCCTTCTAAGGTTTGATATCCAAGTCCCATTTCCATTCCTTTTTCATCAAATTTTTCTTTCATATTTTTAATAATATAATTATATGCTGTTTCTTGTTGTTCACCAATTTTAATGGTATAAATATCTAAATGTTCAATACCGATACTAATTTCTCTATCATTTAATTGTTTTTGAGGATATTCAATATTTTTAATAGATTTTTCAGAATCAAATTGGAAAGGCCAAATTTTGTAAGGAAATGAATAAGGATTGACACCTCTTATAAATGAAATATATCCAATTGATTTTTGAATAAGTAATTGTTTGCCTATTTCAACTCCTTCATCGTTAACAATAAAATTTCCTTCTTTATCAAAAACATCATTTATTTTGATTGCAAAACGATTATCATTTAAATTCATTAAATTAATTAACCATATAATTTCCTTGTAATTATTAAACATTGGTGTTGCTGATAATAATAATAATTTTAAGTTATCGGTATGTTGTACTAATTTTAATAAATTTTGTGCCACTTTTTTATGTGGCGAATCATTCGTAGAACGAATATTATGTACTTCGTCTATTACAATTAAACGATTTGAAAATTCTTTTCTAATAGAACGAATTAATTTTTTTTTATCATCGCCATATTTTTCTATTTTTCTTCCAATATAATTAGAAAATTGTTCATATCCTAGAAATAAATAAGATGAATGAATAATTTGTTTTATTTGTTTAATAATTTTTTTTTTAGAAAATCCGCGCATTTTCATTGGATTTATTTCTTCAAGAAATTTATTTCCTGAACAAGCTTTCATTGTCCAAATTCCATTTGTATTTTTTAATTTTCTCTCGTCAAATAATTGTAATTTAAAATTTTCTTGAACATTTGGAGAAGCGACAATAATAATTCTTTTAGAAATTTGCATTTGTTTTAAATAATCACGCATTTCTTCACACACAGAAATAGCCGAACATGTTTTCCCTGTTCCTAAACCATGGAACAATAATAAATTATTATAAGGTGTTTGAAAAGATAAAAAATTTCGCACAAATGTTTGATGTGGCAATAATTCAAATTCTCTTTCATTGCACATTTTTTCTGCGTGTTCTTTCACATTATAAACATTTTCATCATATTTTGTATCAATGAATTCTTTCTTAGATGCTATTCTTTGATTAAAATTTGGATCATCTAAATTAGGATATAAAAAAGAATATTGATCCTCAAACACTTCATTTTTATTGAATTGTTTCAACCATTCATTATGTGATGTATTTTCAAATGAAATCTTTTTAATAAATGTATCAAAATATGTTATTAATTCATCTTTTTTTAATTTTGTAAAATCTTTTTCTTTTTTCTTTTTTGAACCACCACCCTTTTTTAAAAAATATGTTAATTCATTTTGTAAATTTGTAAATTTATTTATTAAATTATCCATTAATATATTATAAGATTAATCTACAAGAATGAACTAACTTATTTATTTTAATAATAATTTCTTTTTTTTCTAAATTATAAGGTCGTATTTTTTTTAAACATTCATCTAAACTAAGCCATTTAATCTCACTAACTTCACTTTTTTGAAATTTATCAAGAGGATAATCATCATTATTCATAAATGCTAAAAAATATTTATGTTTATAAGATTTATAATTTGATCCAACAAAAATTTCTTCAAAGGGTATAATATTTTTTGCAATATTTATATTTTTCTTTTTATAACCGGTTTCTTCTTCAAATTCGCGAATCGCGCAATTTAAATCATTCTCTCCATAATTACGTCGTCCTTTGGGGAACCCCCATTCAGGCGTTTCCCATTTTGTATTACTTTTCAATAATAAATCTTTTAAATTATATTGTTCGTTATTTTTTAATGTTATTCCATTCATTAATTTTGAAAATTTATCTCCTGATGATTTTTCTTCTGATCTATATTGTAAAGCAATATTTCCACCCCATAATAATGTCCATAAATCATAAAATTTTTTTTCAATCAAATTCCTTTTTTCATATATGGTCATTTCATTAATTAAATTTTGAATATAAATTTTATTATATAAAGGATATTTTCCTCTTAAAAAATCAATATATCCTAAACTATCTTTACGACAAATTAATAAAAATTCAATACCCTCATTACCTTTTCTAAATGCAATAATTCCACTACTAATAATTGGATGATTACATTGGTGAAATAAATGTCCTTGTTTACCACAATTGTTACAAAAATTATATTTCTTCATATATGTTTAAATTACGAAGTTTTTATATTATTTCCTATATAAATGGATAAAAATGTTTGGGGGCCACCTTATTGGTTTACTTTGCATACAATTGCAATGACATATCCAGAATTTCCAAATGAAACAATTAAAAAAAAATATTATGATTTTATTCAAAATATACCACTTTTCATTCCAAATAGAAATATGGGAAATTATTTTTTACAATTGTTAGATAAATATCCCGTTACACCATATTTATCTGATAGATTGTCATTAATGAAATGGTTCCATTTTATACATAATAAAATAAATGTTCAGACAGGAAAAACAGAAATGTCATTTCATGATAGTTTAGAATCATATTATTCTAATTATAAGCCAAAAGAAGTAATTTATAAAGAAAAAAACAAAAACAAAATAAAATATATTCAAATAGGAACACTAATAGGTTTATTTTTTTTAATTATTTATATATATAAAAAATGAAATTTGAATTTATTATTATTATAATTACCATTTTTTTAGTTGTTAATACATATTATGATGGCAAATATACAAAAATGTTACAAGTAAGTCAAAAATATATTAAAATGGCAATGTTTGGATTTATAGGATTATCATTATATTTATTTTTTAAAAAACATCCAAAAGATTCAGCTAGTATGTTAACACATGCAAGCGATATTATTAAATATATGCCGATTGATAAAAATACTTCAGATATAATAACACCTTTTTTTGATTTTACAAAAGCAAGAAATTCATTAAATACAAATTTACGACCACAAGAAAAAAGAATGATACACTCGGGAATAAATAGTAATAAAAGGTCTGTAAGCGAAACAAAAAAAAAATACGTAGCATCAAAACAGGGTTGGAAATGTAATACTTGTCATAAAATTTTAGATGCTTCTTTTGAAATTGATCATAAAACACCATTATATAAAGGTGGAACAAATCATATCGATAATTTAGAAGCGTTGTGTCGCAATTGTCATGGGGCAAAAACAATACACGATAAAATAATCTAATTGTAATCTATTAATGAATGAACAACGAAATGTATTAATACTAATATTTTCTATATTTTGCATAGCAGTAATATTATTTGGATTTTCATATTTAAATTATCATCTTACATGTTCAGGATCATGGGGTGAAAAATGTCCAAAAATTCATCCATTAAATTTTGGTAATTATTTTAAATTTAATTTTATAGATTACCCTTTTCACACAACAATATTATTATTATTAATAATTGATGTATTATTTTTTGTTTTATCAAATATAAAATTTACACAATCTTACATATTTAATATTACAAATATGATAATAAACAAATGGACAAATGCAACACAATTTGCTTCTGATTGGATGTATCAAATATTATTAATTGGTATAATTATTACTGTTTTATCTATTGGTTGGATCGTACCAATATTTAAAGGTGGTGATGAAGCAAAAAATGTTTTAAATGATAATTTCTTTTTTGTGTCATTTAGTATAGCATCATGTGTTGCTTTGATACTTTTATTATTACAATTTACTGATCCACAAATTATTGGTGAAGGTTGGGGTGGATTTGTAAAATTAATAGGTAAATTACAAAAATTAGTAAGGCCAACAATAATACTGGCTGTTTGTACATTGATTTTTTTTGCAATTTTATATATTTATACTAATGTTGATTTTGGAAATAATATTATAAATATTTTATTAATATGTGGTATTCTTTATTCAATGGATTTTCTTTTTACAGGTGGGAATACATTAAAAAATATAAAAAATGGTCTTGCATATGCAAAAGAAACAGCAAGTGGAAAATATTCTGAAATGAAACAGTCATATAATGAAGATGCTGGTAAAACACCAACCTCTGTATACATTATTTTAATAATTGAAATTATTTATATTTTTGTGTATATAATTGGACCTAGTTTTTTTAAAAGTTATGGCGGACAAACGAAAGACCCGCTCCTTAAAGATCACAAAATAGACGGGATGGAAAAAAATTTATCCGATTTGAAAGAAGAATTGGAAAGAATTATGGGAGAAAATTATGTAGGAAAAATAGTAAATACTATATTAAATATGGAAAAATATAAAATGGTTGGATTACCGTGGGAAGAAATAGAAAGGGTTTGCGCTTTAAATCGGGAATTAACCTATGAAGACGAATATTGGAAAAGCATTATAAAAAAAATTACAGAAATTTTAATAGAAGATGGTTTTAAAAATAATAAAGATATATCTGGCGCAGAACTTATTTTATCACAAATTAATCCAGCAAGAAAAATGTCATTAGATGAAGCTATTGAATATATTAGAATAAAAGGACCGAGAAAACATAAAATTAAATTATTAATAGAACAATTAGAACTTGAAATTAAAAAAGCGAAGGAAACTTCAATTAATTATAACTTAATACGACTTGTAGATAATCCAATTTATTTAGATACAGAAGCAATATTAAAAATCCCTGATTCAGCAATTGCACAGCAAAAAGCAAATTATAATTATGCTTTAGCATTTTGGATATTTATTCATGGAACATTTCAAGCTCGTGCCCGTATAGGCGATGATTTTGTTAACATATTTAATTTTGATAATCGACCACAAATTAAATATAATTCCAAAATCCATGCTTTAGTAATCGACATTTCTGGCGAAAATATCATTTCTGGCAAAAATATATTTAATTCTTCTAATGTTTCAAAAGATATTTCAAATAATGAAAATATTTTGCCATTGCAAAAATGGAATTATATTGTTATAAATAATGATAGTGGAACGATGGACGTTTTTATAAATAAAATTTTAGTTGCTAGTGAAAAACATATCATTCCCACCTTTAACCAAGCTCAAGAACTTAAAATTGGTGAAAAAAATGGACAAAGTGGTGGTATTTGCAATGTTGTATATTATCCAGAAGTATTGTCAAAAAGTAAAATTGATAGTAATTATGACTATGTTAAAATGCTCAAATTAAATCCACCAATTTATTAATTATTTAGATAATTTCTTACAATATAGTATATTATGAATTTTAAAACAATT